GCTTGTTTTTTCAGCATCAGTTAAAGAATTAAATTCTTCTTTCTTAGCTTCAGAAATAAATGCGAAGAAATGTGGGTTGTTAGAAACTTTAACTGTAGCTTTTTCAACTAGAGCTTGTAACTTTTCAGAAATTTCTTTCTTGTAAGCGTCCATTCTGTCTACTTCTTCAGTAACTTCTTTACCAACATCTTCTCCTTTTGGTTCTTCAGCTAATTCATCTTCTAATTCTTTAGCATCATCTTCAGCTCTATCTTCAGCTTTAACGTAAACTTTACCATCAGCATCTTTTACTAGAGGTGTTTTATCGTCAGCAGGTGCTTTAATATCTTCAGCAGGTAAACCAGCAGCGTCTGCAGCTTCAGTAACTTCTTTACCAACATCATCTCCCTTTGGTTCTTCAGCTAATTCATCTTCTAATTCTTTAGTACCGTCTTCAGCAGCGTCTTCAGCCTTTGGATAAACTTTACCATCAGCATCTTTTACTACAGGTGTTTTATCATCTGCTTTAGCTTTAACATCTTCTGCAGGTAAACCAGCATCGGTATCAGCTTCAACAATTAGGTTTTTGTTTACATTTTCAGCAATGTATTCAGCGTATTCTGTAACTTTCTCTAGGTTCTCTTTTAAATAAGTAACATACTTCAACATGTTTTCATGTGTAGCTGCTCCATCGTTAAAAGCTTCTGCTAAATAATTAGAATATTCTTTTACTTTGTTAACTGATTCAGCAATTTTCTCGCTGTATTGAATAGACTGATCTACTTTCTCAGCGATATGATCGCCATGCTCGATAGTTTGGTCTAATTTTTCTGCCATGTAGTTATTGTATTCAATTACTGAATTCATTTTTTCGGCAAGGTAAGATGAGTATTCTTTTAAACTTTCAACTTCTTTAGCAAAAGTATCATTGTTCTTTTCAGTAAGTGACTCTTTCAAACCCTTGATTTCGGTAGCTAAGTACTTAGAATACTTATTGAAATCTTCAGTGCTTACGAATCTTGATTGTTCCATTTTATTTTCTGTGGTTTGTGTTTGGTTATTTTCTATGTTATTTATTTCGTAAATAAAAATATTGTCATCGTCAAAACCTAACGCTTCATTTACTCTTTTTAATTCAGCATTAGCAAATCCTGGATCTGCAACTAAATCATAAGTAAACAATTGTTTGATTTTAACTTGACCATTAGATTCAACTGTACCAGCTGCTCTTGAAGAAATATGAAGTGGAACTCCAGCATCAACTAAGGCTTTAGCTTGTTTACCAGCATCAGTATCTAATAGTCTGATTTTACCCATTATTTGTTTAGTATCTTTATTATAAGATAGTTCTTCAATAATATGTGATACATTTTTCAATGAAATATCGAATGTTTGTGGGTGATCAAGTTCTCCAAGTAATTTAGAAGATTTGATCTTTGCCTGAAGAGACTCGATTTGAGGTAAGTATTCGCTTTCAGTATAAATACGATTATTCCTGTTAAGTTTATCGATTTCACCGAAGCAACCTTCTAGTACGTAAGCACCAGATTCCTCTTGTTTAAAAGATAGGGTACTACCTGATCTTTCTAAAATGAGTAATTTATTGTTATTGGTCATATGTTTAGACACTATGTTTGTTTATATATCTGATTGATTTTTTGATTTTTTTAAAAAATCGCATTAAAGGCCAGCTAGGTCAGCAGTAGGGTCTTCCGCACCATCATCTTTTTTCTTTCCGTCCTCTTCCTTTTCTACCTCTTCCTTGTTTTCCTCTTCTTTAGATTTATTATAAAAATCTTTCAATTTAGACATTTCAGCAATCTGGAATCCATCTTGACCGTATGCTCCAAAGAAATAATCTTCAAATTCTTTTTCAGTAGCAGATGCAGCAATAGCTCCTAAGATTTCTGCAGCCTTGATTGTTTCACCACTTTGTAGTATCACATCATCAATATAGACTTTAGAATCTTCAGCTTTTAAGGCTTCTGCCTCTAATACAAACTGTTCAAATGTTTTTAAGTTTTTCATATCTTTTATATATTTTAATTACATTCCACCCATGGCCATTGGATCAACTGGTGGTTCTTCAGCCTTTTTAGCTTCAGCTCTTGCCTTATAAGCAAGATTTGCTTCTTTGTCATCTGGAGACATTTTTAAATATCTGTCTACCAAGAATTCTAAGTCGAAATAGTGATCCTCTTCCATTGTCATTGGATTAGTTATCATTAAGTTCTGATTCATATTAGAAATAAAGTCTAGACGTTTCTCCATGATTTCCATTTCTTTTAATTCAGCAAATGCATTCTCTTCATTATATCTTAATGCGATTTGAGTTTTAAATCCTGGATCGTCTGCGAATTCAGGGAATTTAAGACACATTTGAAGGTATAGAGGTTTTACTAAAATTTCTTGGAATGAACTTCTGATACGATTTACAAATTTAGAGAATTTAATCTCATCACGAATCATACCATCTGCTGCCAAGTTAAAGTCTCCACCACCATCTTCATACATAAATCTATTGAATGGAATTTTTGAAACTTGTTTTAATTTATCAGAGAAGTATTTAAGTGCTTCTGTATCTGATAATTCTGGACCTTCTCCACCAAGTGTTTCAATTTCTGGTTGTTCTCCATCTTTAGATGGTAACCAGTATTCTTTATTAAATTGTAGCATTGGCTTACCATTAGTTTTCAGCATACCTGAATCCCAATCGAAATCTACAACTTCTTTATAGTTATTCATTAATTGAGCCAAAGATTGTTTAGCTCTGGTCTTAGATTTACCACCAACTGGTATAATAAACTTCATTCTGTATGAAGCGTTAGTTACAGCCCAAATAACCCTGGTATGTTCCATAACTCTCATTAAGTTGAATGCTCTAATTAAACGCTCAACATAAGAAACTCTGGATGCTGTAGTAATTGATGAGTAGGAAATATAAATGATTTGCGCATCGTATAATTTGCGCTCTTTGATTGGATCGTCTTTAAACTGAACCCATACTTTTTTACCGTCCTCTTTATTATAACCAGGAACTAGTGTTACTGGATCGATTTCTTTAAAACCGATGATCTCTGTTTGTTCAGGGTTATAGATAATCTCAAATGCAAGATAACCATCGATCAACCATTTGCGGAAATAGAACCACGCCGATTGATCTGACGCAAAGCCAAAATATTGATAAACATTGCGGTATGCTTTATTTAAATAATTTTGAACTTCTTCTGAAACTTCCATACCAATAACAGAAGGATTTGCGATAAAGTTTTTCTCGTCGTATACGATTGCTTCATCACATAGAATATCTAAAATGTCTTCAATTTCGTCATGCATTGAAAACTGACGTAACTCTTCTCTCTTTGACTTATAATTCATGTCAAAGAACGGAATGTTCTTTCTCATGTTGGTATCGGCCATTGACAATGCAGCAAATGCTCCATAAATGTCATCGTTGTCCATACCCATCATGTTCATTTGGCCGTAACCAAACTGATCTTCCATCGGACCAATTGCCTGGGATTGGCGTAGTACTAAGTCATCATAGTACATACCAAAAGAAGATAACCTCTTTAATCCGTCGCTTAGGTTAAAGGGTCTCTTATTACTAAAGGGTCCATTTTTATTTACAAATCCAGCCATATAGGTTTAATTTTATTGTTTTATATATTAAGATTATTATTGTCATTCTTACCCATATCATCCTTGTTAAGTCCTGATGCCTTGGTTTTACTCCTGTTTTCCACATTGTATTGTATAAATTCTTTTCGAATCTGTCCTATTGATGCTCCGTGGATCTTTGCAAATTCACAAATTGCAATCTTAGGCCAACTCTCATAACTAACAACTGCTTGGTTCTTTTTTAAATTTGGCAAATATCTTCTAATTGCAAAGCCTAAACCAAATCTGTCTAGATACGCTTTAACTGCCGCATATTTTAAGTCTACTAATGGTCTTTGTTTAACCGCATCAGATGCTTTATTTCCTTTGATATTAACTTGAATCTTTGAATTTAGTTTAGTATATAACTGATCTAATATTTCCTGTCTAAATCTTGCTGGTAGGAGGTTAAGATTAATACCATAATCGGTATGGTCTCTTTCTGGGTTGTCTAATGCTAGAACAACCGGTGATTTGTCCCACCAAGGTAGGCTTTCTTTAGTTACTGGATTCTCATATTTAAAAACATAAATCTTTCCTGGTTCAAATCTCTTTCTAGTATATTTTACATCTAATTTATCTCTAGCATCTAGAGAATCTTTGAACCAATTAGTAGACACTCGTTTAGCTCCAGCATATCCGCCGTTCTCTTTAAATAATTGTCTAATTTGTTCTTTAATGTAACCCATTAATAGTTTTTTCAGTTAAGATTTGAAAATTCCAATTTCTACCTTCGCAAAAAGATTTTGCAGCAATATATTTATCGAGATTTTTCGTGTACTGCTCGACCATATATTTGTAGCTATTTAAAGACTTAGTCGAATTTTTCTTGGGAGGTAGTGGTTTTTTAAGATGCTCTTCAGGTTTGATTTCAATCAATAATTCCTTAAATGTATCATCTGCTTGTGTAACTTTTACGTAGAAGTCTGGACTGTACTTATGTTCTTTACCATCTAAACGCCACATGTATTTAATTTCTAATGGTTCACTTGACCATAGGGCAACCTTTTCATTTCTATCGCACCAAATCATAAATTTCCGCTCCCAACTAGAACGGAAAATAATTGGTGCTGCTCCAATATACTTATCTGGATTTTCTGGAGTATAATATCCCTGTATGAATCCTGATTTTTTACTAGGTTTTACTTTCTTTATAGACATTAGATACTATAGATACCACCACCGTCTTCGGAATCTCCATTGCTGGTTCTGTCCAACGATATTGTACCTTTATATTTTACTGGATGTAATTTATTCCATCCCTTAGCATAGCCTCTTTTTGCAATCTCAGTAAAGTATGCAAATGCGTTAGTATATTTTGGATTAAAGTTTCTCCAGTACTTCAATAAATCTAGAATGGCGAATTGCAGACAATCTGCTCGATCATCGTCATTAACAAATCGCAATCTATTAATTGCCTTCTCTGCTAAAAGAATTAGCATTTTCTCAGCATCCTTAGTTAGCGTATCCTGATCCTTAGATTCTACTATTGCTGTATAAAAATCTTTGTTATTGAGATAATTTTTATTTGCTCTTGGTTTTCTTTCAGCCACGTTGTTGTTTTATTTTAGTATTATACACTGCCTATTAGATTTGTTTCTAAAACTAAAAAAGGGGACGCTTTGCGACCCCTTTAGTATTTAATTTGTATAAAATCTTAAGCTTTTAATTCAGCAATTTTAGCTTCCCAACCTTTAATCTCTTCGTTGATTAACTTGTCAGCAGCTTTAATTTCTGCATTTCTTTTATCAGCATTTGCTAATAATTCTCTTTGTTCTTTTAAGAATACGATTGTAGACTCATAAGACATAATAGTTTTTGCTTTCTCTGCGATTTCAACTGATTCAGTTTCTAAGAATTCTACTAAGAATGCTGATGCATCTTGGCCAGTTTGCTCTTTAACATACTCTAATGCAGAAGTTGCACTTTCAGCTTTAAAGAATTTAGCAATTCTGTTTTCAGAATTAAATCTTGAAACGTAAATGTTGTTTTCAACTTTCATTAAGTCAACAGTGTTACTGTTTCCTTCAAAACATGCTACGAAATCAAGGTATGTATAAGATTCTAACATACTTGGTAATTTTTCGAATAATTCTGCAGTTACCATGTGTTCGTATTTAACGATACCTGCTGCAAAAATATGTTTAGCAAAAGATTCAGCTAGAACTTCAGAAGTACCCCATGCGAATTTCTTTTCGGCAATATTGTATGAAAATCTTGTAGAACCGTAGTACCATTTTACATTTTCGTTTGTGAAGCTAAAAGTTTGAATAGCTCTGATTTTTTCAGCATAAGCTGGGTCGATTTGATTCAGTTCTAATTCGTTAATTTCAGAACCAATCATCTCAAATACACGTCCGTTTAAATAGAATTGTACGCTATTTTCAGTGTGATTAATTGGAGACAGAATGTTATTAGTCATTTTTACTCTGGTTTATTTGTTTTATTATATATCTAGTTTAATTACTTGGTTTATTCTTATCGTATGTGATAACGTCGTCGGTCAAAAGACCTCTTTTAAATTCTGCCTGGTTCTGATCCGTTAATGTAGATCTGATTTCAAACATTCGGTTACCAATATGCATTTCTGTATTGCCGGTTGACTGTGGTCTAATACCAGTTACCGGATTAGGGGCATTTGGTCCTATTATATTTCCTTGTGCATCAATTGCGTTTCCTTGTGCATCAATTAAGTTTCCATCCATGTCTGTGATATTTCCTTGTGCATCAGTAGTTGTTCTTGCATTACCGTTATTGATTCCTAATACATCACTTAAATCATATCCATCTCCTAAGTCAAATGATGGTAGGAATGAACTAAGTTCAACAGACATTGTGATTTTGTATTTATTCTTACCATCAAATGTATATTCAATTGGTCTTTCTTGTGCATAATCATCTGGCATAGCATAATAGGATGCTAACTTGTAGGTTCCCTCGTTTAAGTGGCCAACCTCTACATTAAAGTAGTTAGATTTATACATCTTTTTAACTAACATCTCTGTTATCTTCAGGGCATCTAGCTGTGATGACACTATAATTTCAATATCGAATCCCATTGTAATTGGAATCATTTCGAATTCTGATGTATAACCTTGCATTGAACCATTCTCATCGAGTCTGGTATATTGTCCTCTATTTCTACGATTAACTAATTTAGACGAATCAATTTGAATTGATGTAAGATTTGCAACTCCTCTTGGAACTGATTCATAATTACCATCAGCAAATGCCTTATTTGGTACGCAATCAGGACCGACTGGAGTCGAAAATAAAAATGCATCTCTTAAAAATTCATCGTCACCGGTGATTGAGTAATAAAAAGGAACGTCGATAACGACTCTTCTATTCTCTTCTAGTTGACGATAAAAATAAACCTTGTTGTTTAAATCAGCCAAGAATCCGATAATAAGATGTCGGATTACGCTGTCGTCTGAATTGTATTTCTCGTTATATGATGCCATTATACTATATATTATTCGATTGTCTCAATATCAAATCTTGAGAATCCGTTTTCTTTATATATGTGTATTTTCTTATCAAACATTTCGTGAGGTAAGGGGGTATGATTAATCACAAACGTGTTTAAATTATTCTCTTTGATCACCTGACTTAATATCTTTAAAATATTGTAAATACCGTCTGGATCGACAGAACTTAATAACTCATCTAAGAATAACAGGTTTAGTTGTGGAAATCTTAATTTAAGAATTTTAATAATTGCAATGATAATAATAAAATCAGCCTTTTTTCTCTCTCCGGTAGAAAGAGTCATTGGGTTGATATTCTCTCCTAAGTGATTAATAATACAATCAAACTTATCATCGAATCTAATATGAAAAGGTAAGTGCATTGTCGAAGACATGGCTGCGATATTTGCATTTAAACCTGGCAGAATAGTCTTGATTGCTAAGTTTTTAACTCCTTCCTCTCCTAATACTGATTCGATTGCTTCTAAGAAATTATAATCAGTATTTAATGTAGTTTTCTGATTTGCTTTCTCCGATTCAGTATCTTCAAAATCTTGTATGATTTGTTTTAAATGGTCGAATTCTTTATTGTCAGTTAAACTATTTTTAATCTTAAGTAATTCATTTTTAAAAGATTCAATTGATACATTCATACCAGAAACTCTGTCTAGCACTTGATGTTCTTTTGTTCTTAAGCTTGATATTTCTTCTCCGATATCTCGAATCTCTCCTTCGTAAATTGTCATTGTATCTGGAATTCCGACACATTTATGTTCAATTTCATTTTTTCGGTCAATATGGAATTCAGAAGACAGAGGAGCTTCGCAAGTAGGACAAGCATTTTTCTCGTATAGTTTTAACTTTCTTTGAAGTTCTTCATACTCATATTTTAATTTAGAGTAGGAAGATTTCGAAGTATCTAAGTCTGTTGTCTTTGCCGAAATCGATGTCTTAATTTTACCAATTGCCTGTTCAAGTTTCTTTTTATCAGCAGTCATACTAACTAAAGATGCCTTTAACTCTTCAATTTTTTCTTTACTTTTTTGGTCAGATTCCTCTAACAATTGATTTAATTTAACCTGAACAGAAATAACATTTTCGCTGATTTGCTTTAATTCTCTTTCAAAAGAATCAAGATCGCTTTTAATATTCTTTCTCTCCTCTTTAATTGACCTTTGCATATCGTTTAAGATTGAGAAGCCAAACATTTTGTCAATGATTTGTTTCTTATCTCCTGGAGTCATTGTTAGGAATGATTTAAAATCATTAACTGATAGGATAATAATGTTCTTAAATACATGGTAAGGTATGCC